TTGTGTTGTAGGTTTCTTGGTTTACAATGCGAAAAGCAGACGATTTCTCAGCGCGCTCAGAATCAGAAAGCTTCTTCGCCTGCTCGATCTGATTGATCATCTGCTCGTATTTGGACAGCCAATCGTCACTGTCGACACACCAGCGGTAGACGCGAACGCTATCGCCATCTGGGATGTGGATGGGGATGCCGGAATCCTCCATCTCGTCAGAAAGTTCAATCTGAGGGACGGGAGGAATGTCGAGGGCGATCTCCGCCCTTACTTCTTTGAAGTCGGTAATTTCTTCAGGTGTGTATTCACCCACGATAACGCCCGGATACACAGATCGAATGCCTTCGCTAATGACGCGAGCGCGTAGCATAGCGCGAGGATACAAGCGCCAATTATCTTTTGTCGCCAAGCCGATAGCTTTGGCTTGAGAGAGGGTCCAAGTAACTTCAAGAGTGCCTCCTTGCGGGTGCGAGAATACGCCGGTCACAATCTCGTCGGTGTATTGAGTCCACTGTACCTTGCCGCCAGCCTTTTGAAAACGGGCCAGCATAGCGTCTGCCTTGAGGGCAGGCCGGTTCTGGATGATGTGATAGTCCTTGGCGACAGACGCCGGGTGGCGTCCCTCAGCCTGCGCCACGGCCATCAAAGCTAAGACTTGCGTCTTGTCCTTCAGGCCAAAGAAGCCACACTTGGCAATGGCCTCAGCCATGCGCTCTTGTTCAGACCACGGAACGATATTGCTCATTATTTTGCCTCCGACTGTGATTGAGTGGCAGGCACAAGCTCAAAGCCAAGGTGCTTTGCTGCTCGCGTCAGAGAAGCCATCATGCCTTCGTGATGGTAGCTAATGTTGCCCGTCAGCCAATAGCAAAGCAGAGCGCTTTCAACGGCGGCTGCGAGGTGGTAGCGGACTTCGACATATTTTATGTCGGCAGTGCCAACTAAGTCAGTGGCGTTACTCATTGTTTTGTCTCCGATGGCGTTGTGCGGCCAGCCTTTTTGGTGGCCTTCATGTATTCGATAATCATGTCCATGCTCTGCCGATAAGCCCTGTCATCAGGCGTCACAGACGTTACGATGGCGTCGATAGCCAAAACGAGAAGAAAGCACCCCTCGTCAGCCGAGTACCCATCCACGACGCTAAGAAGTTGGCGGGCAAGCCGCTGTCTTTCCCCGACATCCATGACAACCTCACTTCACTAAAAAGCGGCGTGAGCCGGGTTTCTCGACAAAGAACTGCTCGTAGATGTTCGGCATAGCCTTCTTGAGAAGGTCAGGGTCGAAGCGCCGGGTTCCCTTTGCTGTCTTCCATGTGGCAAGCGTATCGCCAGCCATCGTCTCCAAGATTGCCTTGTTAGCCATAAAGTTTTGGATGGCAGTGGTGTAAGCCTCTTCATGGCCTTCCAAGAGCTTGATCTGCTCCTTGATCTTCTTCAGTTGGGCGCAAGCTGTCTCGACATGCGCGTTGGCAATAATGTGCATACCGTCATCGTAGCGCCAGACAGCACGGGCCTGATCTGGAGTCTCTGGTTCAGGCATAGTCTTGTTCACGCACATAGCCCACCAAGCGGCAGCGCGCTGGACGAACTCGTCCTTCTGCTCTGCGGTGAACTCCAGCTTCCACCACCGGAACCGCTGTCCCCCAAAGAGGACGGCAAAATAAACGTGATCGACACCGTACACGCAGGCTTCGTGCAGGCACTGGACGTAATCAGCTTCTGGGAGCTTCATAGGCTCGTCAGGCTCGCTATACTTTGTGATGAGAGCGGCATTGAAGTTTTTGACCTCAAGCAGCCCGCCGTCGTTCGTCGCGAAGTCGAAATGCGCCCTGAGCCAAGGTTCGGTCTTGTGCGTACCGGCGATCTCAAGCTCCTGAGCGCCAATGCCGGTCTCCTCCTCGAACAGCCTAGCGATGGCTGGCTGCATCTTGAGGCCCATCTGGACGACCTCGATCTCGCTAAGGTCAGCGCGCTCCTTCTCGCCCTTCTTCTCCAGCAACACGTCAATGAGATGCCCTGAGACCGCTCGACGGCTGTCTGTGGCCCACCATGCGCTCGCACGGCTCTCCTGTGAGAAATCCTGATCCATCTTGTTCCCTTTCCCTCGCCTCTAGCGGCGACAGGACTATATTTATATAATGCAACTTGCGCTGTCAAGGGCGATTGTGTATAAGATGCACAGAAGGAGACACCGTGATGGTCAGAAAACAAATCTTGCTGAGTGAGGATCTTCAAGAGAAGATCAGGGGTTTCCGATTTGCGTATCGGTTCGACACAGAAATGGACGCGATCAGAACGCTCCTGTCTGTGGGTCTAAGTGTGTATGAAGAAAGGGAGAGCAATGTTCGACACGATGGAAAATCTGCAAGCCCACTACAAAGCGGTGCGGAGGCGGATAGAGGTCGGGAAATCCCTACCCCAGAAGATGCCGGATGAAAATAAACCACAGGCTATGCCTATGGTATTAATGAAGAAACCTGCTGTTATCCACAGCACTAGCCAAAAGTATAAGATAGAAAATCACTGCCTTGTCAGGGATGGGCGCCCCGGCGTTGACCGGCTCACCTATCAACAAGTTGTGAAGCTGGTCTGCCGCGAGTTCGACCTGACGCCGAGGCTTTTGTTCGCCCCCCGGCGGACGCGGGTCTTGGTTGAGAAGCGGCATCTGTGCTGGGCCATCGCTCGCGTGATGTGTCCTCACATGAGCCTGCCGCAGATCGGTCGGGCATCGTACAACTACGATCACACCAGCGTCTTGCACGGCATCGAGCGGGCAAGGGAGCGCGCCAAGCCTTACATACTGGCGTTGCAAAGAGGGGAGTTGAGGGTAGATTAAAAAAGGGCGCGGCTGGAAAGGGAATAACCGCCGCGCCCTAATACAACGTCGCCGGGAGGTGGGCGCGTTGACACAACGTCGCAATGTGGCTGCGCGTTGACTGACCCCACATCTAGCAGGGGTCTGCTCACCGTGCAACTAAAATATAAGGTTGGCACAAACATGAGCATTAAGAATTTAACAGAAACTGTGAAAGCCATGATGGCTGCGAATTGCACCCCTGAACAGATCGGGGCTGTGCTGGACGTTCACGCCAAAGCTGAGGAAGAGACGCTTGAAAAGAAGCGCGAGAAGGGACGTTTGAAAAAACGCAGACAACGCTCTGTGTCCCCCATTGTCCCCGGTTGTCCCCCTATGTCCCCTATTGTCCCTAGGGACAGTGGGGACACCTCTCCCTCTTCTTCTCCCTCTGATGGTTTCCCCCCCGTTCCCTATATAAGGAATATAGATACCCCCCCTTCCTTAACTCCCTCATCATCACCCTCTCGTAAAGAAAGAAAGTATTGTCCGAATCCGCTTTTTGACCGGTTTTGGGCGATCTATCCGCTCAAGGTTGGCAAGGGGCAAGCGCAGAGGGCTTGGTTGGGTGCTGTGCGGAAGGCGGACCCTGAGAAGATCATCGACGGGGTTGAGAGATACCCGTGGCCGCCAGACCCTGCGTTCCTGCCTCACGCCTCGACATGGCTGAACGGGCTGCGCTGGGAAGACGACCTACCGGGCATGAAGCCTGCCAAGCTGTCGCAGGCTGATTTGGACGACCAAGAGCGCAAGCGTCTTGAGTTTTTGAAAGACCTACACAGGAGGGCGGGTCATGTATCAGAAAACAACTAAACCGGAGAGCGTGGTGTCCGACTGGGACAAGGCCGCGATGGCCTATGCCAAGGCCCGACAGCAGGGCGACGGGGCAATCGGGGCAGTGGTGACGGCGGGACACGCCGGGGATGAGTGGGTGCGGTACTTTCGCTACATCGGCATGGTTGCCCGCGCGAGATTCGCTGATCATCAACTTAGGAACGGGGGTTCCTTGACCGTGCCCACCGAATTCCCTCACCAGTATGATCCTACGTTCGTGCCGGGGATTTATCGCCCCGACAGGCGCAAGGGACCGCAAGAGCGGGAAATCGAACGGGTCAGGGTCGCCGCCAAGCTAAGGGACATGAGGTCAGAGCTTCGCCCCGCCAAGCCACTAGGCCAAACTGAGACCTTGCTGTCTGAGGTCGAAAAACGGCAGGCGGCAGAGCGCTGGCTCGAACACGCGCGCGAGATTCGGTCTGAACCCATTAAGGTCTCTGAAAAGCTGAGAAGCATGATGAAACCGACTCGAAACGACTAGGCACAAAAAAAGGCCCCATTGGACAATGCCAGTGGGGCCTTAAATCGTTTCTAAGGGGCCTAGGACGGCGGTCTAGAGGTTCGAAGCTATACCCATAGCATTGGACTCTAAAAGCGCTCTGTCGGCCTTCTCTGATTCAATTTGATCCAAGTGCTGATGCACGTCGGCTTCGGTCCAAATCGACGATGGGAA